AGCGGGTCTCAATGACCGTAATACAAAAAACTAGACCAGTCCACACAATCAAATTTAAGACTGAAATATTTTTCAATTATTCTTCATCTCCCCAGTCGGCAAGATCACCTTCCCCCCAGAGCTCAAAAATATCATCCTCCCCTACATAGTCCACCACATCATCAAAGGTCACCATTGCTTCATTTCTTGCAATGTCTTCCTCAGTGCCCATCATTCCAAATTCTATCAAATTTACCTCAACATCATTTATCAACCTTGTATCTCTTTCTACTTTCGTTGTTAAGTCCTGTATCGCTGATTTAAAATGATCAAAGAAAGAAAAGTATTCAGAACTTAATCTCTTGAAGAATGAATTGAGATCATCGAGGTCATCTCCAGTTGTGAAAAGTTCACTGAGATCAATTACTTCATCTTCTTGACTGATGTTCAACCACATTTCTTCAAACTCTTCATTGGTAACACCAAAAAAGTATGGCTCCACATTCATGGATCTGGACATCAGCATTATTCTATTCATGTATAATTTATAATGGAGTATATTTGTTCTAGTCGTTTTATCCTTGTGTTTCAAAATTGCCTTCTTTTTAATGTTTTCCAGGTTAGCCATGCACATAAGACCTTCTATTATTCTCCCAGTTTTGAATGATAAAATTGCCTTAGACGCAATTTCATATGATGAATTTATTGTCCTATCCAGCTTTTTTCTGAATTTTTGCAAATTCACTATATCAACAATCTTTTCCGAATAAACTAACACCTCATTTGTTGATAATGTCAATATAACCTTCCAACACTCTATAGAGATCTTCTTGTTTTGTGGTATTGAAATTACATCCTCTATAAATTCTATCAATTCATCTGATGACATCCCTTTTACACCTCTAGCAATATTATCTGGTCGATTCTTAAGCAGCCTTCCATTTACTTCGATTATAGGTCCTTCTTTTTTCCGAATCCTCTTCCCTAGTTCAAATAGATTATGTGGCATAGAATCTTCATCACCTTTGGAAATCAATCTCTCAGTCACAAATTCAATCTTTTCCTTATACTTGATTGCCATTCCAGTAGATACATACACCAGTAAGCTGTCTTGGAAATCATCTATATTCTTTATCTTCTCTTTAAGGTCAACATTGACATGGACATACTCCTTATCATCTTCCACAAGCATCTCATATAGTCTATTATCACTCACTACTTCCATAGTTTGATCTTGTACTTTGACTGGTGGTACTTCTATAACTCCCATTAGACTAACTCGCGACACCACATTTATCAGAGAAGATGAAATAAGTGATGCTGTATAACCTTTCTTACTTAATGATGCTTCTTCTTCAGGTCCCGAGTTGGCTGTAAAGTCTATTGTCAAGTAAACATATCCAGGTGAACCTATCTCAGGTATATATGAATTAATTTTGCTAGAGCTGAGTTCTTTCAGAATTTCGTGATTAAAGAATTTGTTCAACCCGTTTAATCTAAGTATCACTTTCTTCTTCCCAATCTTAGCATCTCCCAACAGATTACTCAAGCAATCAGTTTTTTCTGTAATATGGGACACATCAATGAGAATTATCTCATGGTCGAAGTATGAAATATAGTCTGATTGTCGAAAACAATTAAACGATACTTTCTTGGATGTCATACCCGGTATCCGCATTGCTAAATTGAATCCATCTTCTCTTGAGAGTGTTGTGTGGTTGATACCCCTTTCTTGCATTGCAAGATGGAAGTCTCCCCGTCCACCACATAGTTCTATAACTTTCTCATTGACTCCTATAAACCCATTTGCTGTTAGTACACTTAATAATCCCTTAGCGCTGGGGTAAACAGCTGACAGTGTTGGTGATGACACCTTGCTAGGACTTACCATTAATGAGCATGCAGTTTCGAAGGCTTTTAATGCTGATTCTATCCCCAGGTTGTCGATTAAATCCCTGGGTTTGATCATCAACTCTTTGTATTCTACGGTACCATAATTAACATCTGTCTTCTTTTCTGCAAATGATTGATGAGACTCCAAATAATAAGATCCTAGTCTAACTTGTTCAAATTCTACCTGTCCTACTTCAAAACACAGATCTACAACAGCTCGATGCACATCAGAATAACTGTAGCCCAAAGTTGGAAAAGAGTTTACGATCATTTCTGTTATCCTTTTGTCTTTGATGTAAAATTGGCAATTACCTTTTCTCATTCTCTCAAAATTTGCCTTTCCGTTCATTAAAGACCTATTCTGGTTGGTAATCAATTTTAGCATGCCACTTTTGTTCTCTTGGATTCTATATGAAAGAGAAGTTGACAATATGAACAACCGCATAAGAGATTCTTTAAAGTTGCTGGAGTAACCATGTTTCACAATCTCGTTTGTCCAAAGTAGCCTTTGTTTTGAATTTTCGTTCACCTTGAACAATTCATCATACAATAATCCTCTAATAACGGACCTTGCAGGTGTCTCATTCCCTATTATATTTAGTGACTTATAGTAACGGTAAAAATTATCAAAAAATGGGTGTCTTCCTTCAATAAGATTTTTTTCTCCTGCCAGATGTTTCAAAATTTCATCAGATATCAACTCAGGGCTGACAATCATTTGATCAGTCATGTAGGAATGTACTGCTCTAAATGCATTTTCCTGTTCTATAAAGGATTCTCTTGTTGTAGATATGTGATTTATGAACTTTCCCTCTATATCATCATCCTTTTCAATGTATGTTGAATAATTATAGTACATTTTTCCTCTAGATTTGATCTTTTCTTTTGACGTGACATTGCATAACTGTGAGGATGTGACCATTTCTCCAAGACCTTCAAGTCTGAATGTAACATCACGGATGTTAAAACATATATCATTGCTTAGAGACAGTGAGACTAGTTTCCATGGTTCAGGCTCTAGAAGTGACAAGCAAATCCTGATGTAGATTAGAAGGTACTGCACATTTAGATTGTTATCTGTTCCTCCTGTTTGGTTTAACAATTGATCAATTCCTGTTAAATCGTAGCTGCAGCTGTTCACATTCGATGACAGGTCTCCTGTCTTAGGGTTGAATCCACCTGTAAGAGCACGATGAAAGTACCTTCCTCCTTTTGGACATACAACATATTCCTCTATATCTTTGTATCTAGCATCAGTGAATGTGCTAAGAGTTTCATTGCATGCCAAGATCAACCTTTCTTCATCTATCTGCTTCATTTTGACTGAAAATTTCTCCTGTTCCATCATCAACCATTTAACATACCTGACAAGGTCATAAGCTTTGAATATCAATTTATGTTCAAACATTCCATCTACTCCCAGTTCGCGGTCAAATTTGGCCATATTGAAAAATGTTTTCTGAGGAGGATGATTCTTTTTTCCTTTCTCAGTCAGTTTGGTTTTCCCTTTGAATATCGGTTGCATCATTGATCTATCGTCTGAGTGAAATACCTTACCCATTATTGGTATTTCCTCAATCCTTATAAAATTCAATTCAACTGTTTCAGGATTAGGACTATATTTGTCAAAGACCATATTTTTCCGTTTTCTTCTATAAAGTAATTCATCATAAGTTAGTATAGACTTTTCATTCATTATTATTTTCCTTTTGTAATTGCTGGTCCAGGCACTATTTATGATAGACATCATTTTTCTTCCTCCTAGCAGCCTCTTCATTGTGGCAGCATTATCTATTTTTGACAAAACTTCATTAACATATGAGTACAAGCTGCACTCGTAAAACTTGCTTACTATTCTAGAAGAAAAGCAATTTGAGAATGTCATTATCAGAGATCTCTTGAAAGATTTCTCACTCTCAGTGCTATAAAGTGTCATGAGACTCAACAATTCTTTATTCTTAATGATAGTGGGTAGCTTCTTTCCTATCGCCTCCTTAACTAACAATGAAGTATCACGTCTGCCTCCCGTGAAAGGGAATGGATTGTCAATGTATGCATAAGGGGAATCTGATAGGTTGATCAATCTTCCAAGTATTAAGTTGGATTGTTTACTCAGGACCCCCTGAAGATAAGAGACTCTTTTGACATTCGATAAGCTGTATCCGGAAATCAGAACATCTGGCATGGGTGTCATTGCAAAACCAAAAGTTGTGTATGGACCATATAGGATGATGAGTGACAAGTCCAAGACCAAACTGCTGTCTTTGTTGAATTGGTAAAACTCGATATTTCTTGACCTAGGTGAAGGGATTAGGACTGACTTCTCATTGGTGATACCTCTGATAGCAGTTTTTATGGTTATTTCATAATTGTGTTCTGATGCCAAATATCTTTTGTCCAACAGATCTCCTGCCATGGATTCAATATATTTCCTGATGGTGCCACTTAACAGTTTTATTGCTCTAAGATTCCTTAACAAGGTCTGACATATGATCTCTGACGACCTTGTGCAGCTAGAAGTGTACCCTGAGTCTATGAAGTTAGCAGACTCATTATCATCAAATAATATCTTTGGTCCATTCGGACTGATTGACATCATCTTCTTCAAGTTCATTTCAATAGGAACACCTTTGTAGTAATGTTCTTTTAACATTGAACATCTACCGTTTGTTACTTGTGTCTGGGACAGTTTTACTATCAAACCCATATCTTCGCCATATTGCTGCACATTTTTTACAATACCATTTAATTTAGAAACATCTAGGTCTTCTTGAGTGAAAACTCCACAAGAATCATCTGAATATGTGGTCCCAATGTAGTCCTTGACTCCTAGCTGCATGAACATATCTTCTAACATTAGTTGAGATTGTATACCCCAGAGTCCTCCTAGCCATCCCTCAATTGCTCCTAACTGACCATTTGAATAATAAACAAAGTCGCTCCACTTATCTTCTGCGATGATTGTTATGTTCGAGAAAACGTAGGATAGTGATGTGAACTCCTCATACTCTTGAGATTCAGCATAATACCCATACATGTTTGCTATCTCTTCTAATAGGAAATTGGTGTTTTCTGGACGTTGAGATGTGTTGTGCCCTGAATAGTCAAGAAAAAGAGAGTATGAATTTGGTTCAAGCAACTTTTCAGACATTTTATACATGATTTCTCTACGCTCGTCGTCTGTCATTGTCATCATTTGTCCTGGTAGCAATTTCATTGCTCTTTTGATCATCTCCATTATAGAACTTATCCACAACTTCAGCTTGAATGATGCGATTCCATAAAACCGAGCTGCAGTCTTTTGCTCCTTCTCCTTCTCTGAAAGACGCACCGTGAGGTATTGTCTAGTCTGGTGGAAAACTTCATCATCTCGGTGAAGCACTCCTGACTTTCGTGGTGAGCTCCTATATTTCTCTTTAACAATTCCTACAGGTTCTTTAAACACCTCTTCCATATTGTGTTCGATATAATATGTGATCTCCTTCTCCGAGTTATCTCCACTATTATAGGTATCTTTTGTGCATGCCTTGTCAATTATTCTTGATTGAAGATTCATTTCCTTCCCAGGATCAAGGAACTTTCCGAGCCTAACTCCATCATACCTGCTTACTTCACTGATTATGTTATTCAAGTAATTTCCTCCTGCTGCTTTCATTTCTAGCTGAGCACTCAAATCCTCGGGCACATTAATTAGTGAGGGCACTCGACCATGTTTTCTTATGTAAGAAGTGATTACCTTTTGCCTAAATAATGAGCGCAGCCTTCTAATTGTGTTCTGGTTTACTGCATTGTCTCTGTTGGTCCTTTGTGTGTATCTGTTAATTCCCTGGCTAGGATCTGTGCTGGCCAAGAATAACGTTTTTCCCAAAGAAGACATCTTTATGCAAGTTCCAGGACTGCTCCTAAGACAGGCCTTGACTATCTTCTCCGTGAGTCTTGAAGAAACAGTGATGCTCTCTACTAAATTATCTATAATTGGCATGGTAGAAGATGATGTTTTCTGATCTGCCATTAACAAGCAGGTGGTTTCATACAATCCACCCATTCCTATTCTTGTCACAGTGTCTTCCTTCAACAAATTAGTGTAATAGTCCAGAAACATCTTTTCATCATTTTGAAGCTGAGTTCTGATGATGCTTAGGCTAAACAAATTGTCAGACAAGTACAAACTGTAGTTGAGCATCTCACTCCTGCCCACTTGTATCTTTTTTTCATGGTTCCATTATAATGAACAAATTGTTTTGGAAATGAAAACGACCAGGTATATATCATGGTATTCAAATTCTATCTTTGAGATTGATGCTCCTGAACTGAAATAAGTTGTATTGATTCTTTTCCCTTCATAGTACAAAATGTTTTGTTCTAGCTCTTTTCTGTTATGCTTTGCACTGGCATTCATTATGATATTTTTGTTCAGGTGTTCAAAGACATCCAAGATCCAATAATTCCTTGCACCATCTTCTGTCACCTCCACTACAATGTCCTTTCTCTCCTTAGTTCCAAGCATATTTAACTCAAGAGCTCTTAATTCTTGGTTCATGACCTTTGTTGCAAAATTGATGATTACACTTGACTCGGTTGAAGCAGAGGAGATCCTCTTTAGTTTGTGAATTAAGTCAATTGAACTTTGTTGACTGATGCAATAATCCAACTTGGGGACAATTTCACTATTAGCCATGTCCATGAAGATTTTCCTAAACAAATATAGATCAGTATGATCCTTATCCAACCACTTCCTAGGGTAACTCGACCCCAACAAAATGTTCAAGTTATCTTTTGTGATCTCCTTATAGGGGGACGCTATCTTGAGAATAGTTACAGGTGTCCCAATCTTAACCATATTCTCTATGGTGCTATCATCTACTTCGATAAAATCAACCAGCTTGTGATTGAAGCAATGTTCTGTCGGTGTAGCCTCCTTTTTCTTTTCTTCGTTAATAATACTTATGAGTGAGTCATACTCTTTAGTATATGAACCTAGAACAGTTAAGACACTAGGCGTGTTAAAAGCTGTGATATTATTATCCTTAAGAAAAGCTTCCATTTTGTTTTAAGAATTTTGTGTCTCTCTTTGTATCTTACTTCATATGGTTTTTATTTAAAACAAGCTTATTTGTTGGACTGATATCAAAGTCTCAAAAGGCTCTTGTAAAGTACTTCTACCTTCTTTTTGGTTCTCTGGTCTTGCTTATTAAGTCTTGCAAAATATTTGGGGAAAGGATGATTCATATTAAAAATGAAAGTGTGACTCAATTCCTTTTGAACCACCATGTCTTCTCTATAAATTTGGAAAAATAGAGAGTCAATAGCATCCTCCAATGAACTTGATAGTACTATATTTATCCCCTTATAGTAAGCAACATCAACTATCTCATTTTGTGTGGTAATAATAATTATTCCTTTCATGTCAAAAGGAGGACCTAAAATATCTTCAGTCAACAGCCAAGAACCTAAAAGGTACCTAGTGACTTCAGTATAACTTGTTTCATACTCTTTGAAGTCACACAGTACTTTATTGTTCCTCATCGTTACTAGCTCATTCAATACAACCTCTGAAAACTTGCTCGAAGACATAATACCAGGAAAAGTGAGTTCATTGCTAAAATGTTTATTTGTGAGCTGGTTCATTTTTTCCATTTTCAACCCTTTAAGATATGTGAGCTACAC